GCCAGGTGTAGCAACAGGCGTAGCAACTATGGTCCAGGAACGAGTGGTTGTGTTGACCCAGATTGTCATATTTACAACACCATCTATTTTACCAGTTCCAACAATTTGTTCACCTGCGCCTTGTAGCTCTTTTCCAAGAGCCAGCGTTTCACCGCAAGTCCATTGCGAGTCTAGCTTAAAGACTTCAGCATTAGCAGGCCATGCAAAAAATGCAATGGCAAATGCCAGTAAGGAAACAATCCCTACTTTAGTTATAAGTGGCCGCCAGCCATTCTGTATGTTGTTGAGCATTATCTGAGGACTTTTGTAAATTGTACTTACCACAAAACTTCATAAAATGTGGTCCTACGCTGGGATTTCGCTCTTTTTGTACAGCTTCTGCGATAGTGGTATCAAGCTCAGCTTTGATATGATCTGGCTGTGCAGTCAAGTCAATGATGGCCTTGTTACGCTCGTAGTCATCACGCACTAAATGCTCGACACCTTCATGGTCAGTCCAACGTTGCAGTAGCAGATTGTTCCACATGAAGCCTTTGTTGTGTCGATCAGCAAATGCTTCTCGGAGACCAACTTTGTTTTTGGTGCCAACAGTACGCACACCTGGATAAGCAGAGAACACATTGTCAGATGTATCGCCACGCATACACTTTTCAAACAGCAACCATTCTGGTTCAGGTGCTGGCTTTACTTCTTTTGTTTTCTTATCTTTTACTGGCCGACCCTTTTCATCAAAGTAGCCTTCATGTGTAGTAAGCACACCAGTGATGCCATTGAACAACTGAACGTTGGGTGCAATAAGTTGTTCAAAGTCTGTGTCGCTTGAAACGATAATATGATTATCATCTTTGTGCAATTGGATCCAACGTGCAATGAAATCGTCAGCTTCGCATACAGAGTTCTTAAGAACAGTTACATTGGTCTTGGTGCTGATGTATTCGTAGAACTTGTCGAAGCTTTCCCAAAACAGTTTTTCTTCTTCTGCTTCCTTAGGAGTTTGTTTAGCACGACCTTCAGCACGATTGGCCTTGTAAGGCTTGTATACGTCCTTGCGCCAGCTTCGGCCTTCGAAACAGAATACAACATGCTTGCCCTGACGTTCGCGCCATTGACGCAGGACTGAAGCGAGAATAATATGGTAGCTCATTGCAACACGCTCTTCAGGATCACCAGAACGGATCACATGACGGGCACGGAAGAATAAGTTTGCGGCATCAACGATTAAGTAGCTCATGTGACTATTGTAGCAGTAAATTGGTTAAGTGTCAAGCGATTATTGGTTGCGTGTTCGATCGTTTGTTTGCATACGACCAGCATCTGCAATAAATGATCCAGCGGCATCACTGTCCATACTTACATTACGGCACATGTCAGTGAACCAAGCATCGACAATATCTTCGGCGGTGGCACCTTGGTAGCCACCATTGCGTAGAAACTGTACAAAGGCTGGATTCCACTCTAGTTCAAAGTATCCTTGTTTGGGATTGTCTGGAGCAAGGTGAGCCTGTACTACATTGACCCAAGGTTCGGGGCTGTTGCGCATTGACTTTGCAGTTGGCTTCTTTTTAAAAATCTTTTTAATAAATTCAAACATTTCAAATATCCCGTCCAAATACATCTTCTTCCCTCTTGGGTAACTCGGCTAGTACCTTATCCCGCCATTCAGTTGATTCTGAATACCAGTTGTTTCTTTCTTCTTGTGTGCGGTAGCATCCAATGCACATTCCGCTATCGTCAGATACACAGATACCTACACATGGATTAGTTAAATTTGCGTGATCATCATTCATTCTTAAATGCCTTAAACAGCATAGGTATTTGTTTTTCTCTATACTGTGGTAATTCTGGTACAAGTTTAATACGTTTATTAACTTCGTTACTGTATGTAGTCTTACATAAGCTACAAGTTTCTTCGGATTGCATAGTTATAAGTTTCCCGTTAGATTTACAATTATGAGTCCATGTTGCCATGATATGCTTATTTGTTAGTTACTTCAAGTTCGGCTACCGTAGTTTTAATTGCCTCTGCAAAGTTCAATGCACTTTGCTTGTTCAATATCATATGATGCTCTTGCTTGTGTACCCCTTTGACCAGAATGTCGTAAACGGCACGTAAACGTTGACCCCAGCCAGCCCAGACTGGAGTCCACGTAGTAACATAAAAGCTGACTTCAACATCAGGGATATCTGCGTCACGTTGAACTTCAATCCACATTTTAACAGCATGATCATCACTTGTACAATCGCATTCTACGTTGAACGTTTTAGCATCGCCCCAGTCATTGTCAAGACTGATACCCTGTGCAGGTGCTTGTGCTTTCATTGGATCTCCTCCTGTGTACGCAGTTCCAAACATTTTAATACCTGTATGTCTCTGGTTTAAATGGACCTTCGACTGTAACGCCAATATATTTGGCTTGCTTTTCTGTCAAAGTGGTCAGCTTGGCACCAACATGATCTAAGTGTAATTCTGCAACACGTTCATCAAGTTTGCGCGGCAAGTTGTACATTTGGCCCCGCTCATAATTGGTAGTATTTTGCCATAACTCAATTTGTGCAAGAACTTGGTTAGTAAAACTATTGCTCATTACAAAGCTAGGGTGGCCAGTTGCGCAACCCAAATTGACCAATCGACCCTTTGCCAAAATAATAATTTGGCGGCCATTGCTTAGTTTAACAATATCAACTTGAGGCTTTACTTCTGTCCATTGTGCATCTGCAATGCTGGCAATATCAATCTCAGAGTCAAAGTGACCAATGTTACACACAATTGCATTGTGCTTCATTTGTAGCATATGATGCTTGGTAATAACGTCAACGTTGCCAGTTGCAGTTACAAAAATATCTGCATGTTGGCAAGCCCAGTCCATTGTAACAACACGATAGCCGTCCATTGCAGCCTGCAATGCACAAATTGGATCTACTTCTGTTACCCAAACTTGAGCATTCAATCCACGCAAACTTTCTGCAGAACCTTTGCCAACATCACCGTAACCTGCAACCACAGCAACTTTACCGGCGATCATTACGTCAGTTGCACGTTTAAGTGCATCAACCAATGATTCGCGGCAACCGTACTTGTTATCAAACTTGGTTTTAGTTACTGAATCATTAACGTTAATTGCTGGCAACTTTAGTGTACCTGCCGCAATACGCTCGATAAGTTTGTGAATACCTGTAGTAGTTTCTTCTGACACACCAACAATACCGGCCAACAATTCTGGATGCTTGTCGTGTACATAACCAGTTAAGTCATGCCCGTCATCCAACAACATGTTTGGTAACCAACCGTCAGGTCCTTTTACGGTCTGCTCAATACACCACCAGTATTCTTCTTCTGTTTCGCCTTTCCAAGCAAACACAGGAATACCGCTGGCAGCAATGGCAGCAGCCGCTTGGTCTTGAGTAGAGAAAATATTGCAACTACTCCAACGCACACTTGCACCCAAGTCAATTAAGGTTTCAATTAACACGGCTGTTTGAATAGTCATGTGTAAACTGCCAGTAATACGAGCACCTTTGAGTGGCTGGCTGTCTCGATACTGTTTACGCACAGCCATCAAGCCCGGCATTTCTTGCTCTGCAATTTCAATCTCTTTGCGACCCCAGGCCGCCAAACTAATGTCTGCTACTTTGTAATCCATATCGTTCCTTAAAATAAATCAATCTTTTCCCATGGCAGGTAGTCCTTGCCAAAGTGTCCATAATTTGTTGTACTACTATAAATCGGCTGAAACAAGTCAAATCTATCAATGATGCCTTTTGGAGTCAAATCCACATTACTTTCGATCCATTTGGTTAATAGTCTACCCTGAACAGCATCAGCAGTTTCAACATAAAAACTCATTGGCTGAGCCAATCCAATAGCATAGCTAATTTGAACAGTTGCCCAAGGAGCTTGCCCACTTGCTACGATGTTTTTAGCAAGATATCTCATCATGTACGCTGCCGAGCGGTCAACTTTTGTAGGATCCTTACCACTAAATGCACCACCACCATGGGGACTATAACCACCATAAGTATCAACAATGATTTTTCTTCCGGTGAGGCCAGTGTCGCCGTCGGGACCACCAATAACAAAACGACCAGTAGGATTAATGAAAAACTCAGTAATATCATCTACATACTTTCCCGGCAAAATGCTACGAATAACTTCTTCAACAGTTGACCTTACGACTTCAATTGGAGTATCGTCACTATGTTGAGTCGAACATACCACTTTGGCAATACGTTTGGGGGTACCATCGTTGTTGTATTCGAAAGTTACCTGGCTCTTTGCATCGGGACCAAGCCAAGGAAGTTGTTTATTTTTACGTACTTCTGTGAGTTTTTCTACAATCTTATGACTGTAATAAATTGCACTGGGCATATACGTATCAGTTTCATTACATGCATAACCAAACATTAAACCTTGATCGCCGGCACCAAAGTTGTCAGTGCCCAATGCGATGTCAGCACTTTGGCCATGTAGCAAGTTTGTGATTTCAACCGTACGCCAATCAAAGCCGCTTTGCTCGTAACCAATATGTTTGATAACTTCGCGAACAGTATTAGTAACTTCACTAGATTCTAGTGTACCTTTATATTCTCCAGCAACAACTACTCGATTAGTTGTCACAAGCGTTTCGCATGCGCATCGGAGGTTAATATCTTTTTTAGACATTACTAAATCCAGCACAGCATCGCTGATCGCGTCTGCTACTTTATCTGGATGACCTTCTGATACCGACTCACTTGTAAATAGATAACTCATTTGTTCCTTTTGTAATTTTGTGTCACACTTTGATTTATCATTATTTGCCCCAACCGTTTGACCAAATGTCAACGTGTAATCGAGGACTGTAACGATAGCCACGTGCCAAGGCTTCATCAGCAATGTGGCGTGTGTTTGAAAAGTATGCTTTGTCAGTGCCACCGACTGGCATGACATATACTTGACCATGGAATCCAGCGGCACGATATTCTTTAACAGCACGATCAACTTCGTCAAAGTCCAAGATGTTGTCAATTACAAACTTAAGATACACATAACCACGTTGTTGGTACTCTACAATAACTTCAGGTTTAACTGCATCACTCCACTTTTCACCGCTAGCACTTAGCTTGGGGCTGACACTGAATGTAATTGAATCTTTGGGCAAGTGATAGTTATCAGATAAAAAGTCCTTGAACTCTTTATGCAAGTGCTGGGTACCGTTTGTTTCAAATGTTAGATTACGCAGATCTCGCATGCGAGGATTACTCAACAGCTCTGGATAAAGCATTTGCCACCCCAGCAATGGTTCGCCTCCAGTAATGACCAAGTGTACGTCATTGCCATTATCCTGCATCCAATGTT